CAAAGTGTCAAAGTTAGATGATGATTTTACAAGCGTACACCAAGCCGAAGCGTTCCGTAACAGGATAAAGCAGAATGTTGAATTGGCAATGTTGTCTGGTATGAGGGTGGTAACTATAATGAGTGAGGTTTAACCTTTAAAAATTAATAATATGAACCCAAAAGAAAAAGCACAAGCATTAGTTTACAAGTTTACTATTTTACTCAATTACGATTTTGTAAGTGATTTAAAGTGGCACAATCCGAATGATGAAGATAGGAATAGGCGAGTCAAAAAAGATGCTAAAAGATGTGCGCTTGCAGCAGTTGAAGAAATTATATTGCAGAACAACATTTGGATATTGCAAACAGGCAAAGGCACTAATAACTTCTGGGATGATGTCAAAAAAGAGATTAAGAAAATATAACCTTTTAACAAATCTTAACAAATACATATCAAATTAAAACCCATATTTGCACCCTAACAAAAACCAAACCCCTATGAACATTACAACAATCACAACAACACTAACAACGTGGGATAATGCAGACACGGATGAGAAATTACAGTACGAAAGCGATACTGATACTTATTACTATTATGATAGCGATGGCGAACTTATTGCATCGTGGGAAACCAAAGAAAACGAGGACATCATTAAGCTATGCGAATGTGGTGTTAAAATCATACACCTTGCAGGTAAAGATTACATTGATAACCCTAAATTCGTTCACTTTATTCTAACACAATATGAAACCAATAACAGATAAACAATACCACAAGGCACTTCTTATCTGCCAGCAGTACAAAGCACAACAGAACGGAACACCGCTCAAATCATTCATCGAGTACAACAAGCACAAAATGAGCAGACGGTTAATCAATATTCTTTACAAGGCAGTTGAATGTGGACACGAAAACGTTGAGGAACTAACCGAGCGTGAGCTCATGCGAATTAACATGTGCGGTGTTAAGACCATTGTTGAATTTAATGAACTTGTAAAGCAATGAAAGAAATCATAATCAAATTCAACAGCGAATGTGAAATCATTGAATTGTCCGATGATGCCGAGTCATTATCATGGGCGTTATTAGATGCGATATGCGAGCATTTTAATTACAATGACATCAATATTACCTACGAAGCGGTTGCAAAGCATTACAGCAATCCAAATGGCGAGGAATGGACAGAGCATGAATACAAACATACATCGGAACAATTCGATGCGTTACCCGAAGCATTAATAAGTGAAATACTAATCAATTTAAACAATTAAACACAATGACAAACACGATCACAGGAACAATTAGAGAAATCTACAACACGCAGCAAGTTAGCGACAACTTTGCAAAGCGTGAAATGGTCATTACAGTGGCCGACAAGTACCCACAACACATCACGGTGCAATTCACACAGGACAAATGCTCGATGCTTGACAAGTACATGGTTGGCGATAACGTGACCGTGTGCTACAACCTACGCGGTAAGCAATACCAAGGCAAGGATGGAAGCGTTAAGTATTTCAACTCAATTGAGGGGTGGAAGATCGACAGGACAGAGAATGTGCCGGTAAGTGATAAAGCACCAATATCGAATGACAATTTACCATTTTAATACTAACCAATAAAAACAAAACCTATGAAAACACACTACAAAGTTCTTAGAAATCCAAACTACATTGGCAGTTGGGATTTAATCAACCCCGATGGCAGCTACAATGATAAAGTAGTTACCATTTCGGGCGTAAAGAAAGAAATGGTACACGATGGCAAAGGTGGCCAATCCGAGTGCATGACCGTGTCATTTGCCGAGTGCAAGCCGATGGTATGCAATTCAACCAACGCAAAGCAGATAGCCAAACTTACAGGCACTCCATTCATTGAGGAATGGGCAGGCAAGCAAATAATCTTAACCGTTCAAAAAGTTAAAGCATTTGGTGAACAACACGATGCTATCCGAGTGTCAAACAAGCCGGTGGTAAAACCGACATTGGAACTGAACACATTGACATTTGACAAGGCACGTAAAGCCATTGAAACGAAATCGGCAACGATTGAACAAATTAAGAAAAAATACATTTTATCAGCGGAAGTGGAGGCCGCTTTATTAACCAATGGATAGACTATTTAAAATCAGATGCTCACAAATCGGCAAGATTATGGGCAACGGAAAGGGCGGTAATTTACCGGTAACTTGCCAAACTTATCTCAAAGAATGGTATGCCAATGACCGTGAGGAAATCCGCAGCAAGTATTTTGACAAGGGCAACATGGTCGAAAACGAACTTATCGAAATGGCAGCAGATAAACTTGGCTTCGGGATGGCAGAGAAAAACATTGTAAGCATGCATGATGAATACTTCCAAGGTACGTGCGATATTGATTTACATGATACTATTATTGATGTCAAAGCACCGTGGGATATGAAGTCATTACATGATAGCATCACTTCGCCAATCAGCAAAGAATATGAATTGCAAGGGCGCGGTTACATGCGACTATACAACAAGCCGAATTTCATATTGTTTTACGGCCTTGTTACCACTCCAGAAGAAGCTAACTACGGCACTGAAATAAGTTACGATGATATTCCCGATGATTTACGTTGGGGTGCATTCCATATCAAGCGCGATGTTACCATTGAAGAAGAAATCATTGCCCGGGTAATTGAGTGCAGAAAGTGGTTGGATGAATATCATGAGTTGGTTACATCACGTGTTGGTAAATTAATAACACATTAAAAACAGAAGCCCGCAGTAACATAAAACGCTGCGGGCTTTATTATGTCTAATCTTATACAGTTATACCAATAAAAGGCATAATTATTTTATATATTTATTAAAAAAGCAATTTTCTGTTTTTTTTATTTTTTTAAAAATTTTGGGTTTCAATGTGTATAAATTTAATAAAAACATATTTATAAAAGTGTTTATATCAATGTTAATAAGTAAATAACGCATTACACATCAATACGTATAAAAGCGTTATATTTGTCAAATAATTAATAAAAACAAAAATGAACTGTATAAAAATTGAAAAAACATTGCGAGAGCAAACTATGAATTTATTTTCAAATGATTGGTATAAAGATACTGCATTAAAAATAGCAAAAGATTTAAAAGTTAAAAGCCCAGAATATGGTCAAGTTATTTTAAATTTTTCTATTAAAGAATTTCAAACATTGCATAAATTTTTTGAAACATTAGAAATTAATCGTGTTTACTCAAATAAAGAATTTTTACCAATGGTGCAAAATGTTGTAGTAGGAATTACTCCAAAAAGAGTAAAATTAGAATTGAAAAAATTTGCAAGAAGTAATAAATTATACATTAAAATAAACAATATGCAACCTATTGGCAGAACATTTGTTTTATTAAAAGATTTGTAATATATTTGCCCAAGAAAATTAAAAGAATGATGCAGATTCTTATTCATAATATTGGCCTGATTGCCAAGCAAAGCCCGTGTGTTATTGGCTGCATCCCAGTAGCATCGGGCTTCTTTATTATATTATGACAGTTACAATTTATAAGAACTTAAAAGAGATTACTAACGGTTTTCACCGTGATGTAAACTATGTATTTGACCGCATAAAGAACGGTAAATCAAAGGTATTGGTTGAACAGATACGTGCCGAAAATGATGAGCAAAAGCAGCAAGAGTTAAAAAAACAACTTCCTGCAATAAACTTTCAAGGAGTTTTTAAAGAACGAAATGATAAGGGCATAAAACAATTTAGCGGATTAATGCCTCTGGACTTTGATAAATTTAAAGACAATGCTGAAATGATTGCATTAATGGATTCATTGCGCGATTGTGAGTATGTTTTTGCAATGTTTATTTCTCCGCGCGGCAATGGCTTTAAATTAATTGTTAAAATACCCTTGGATGGTGCCGCAAATTATAAGGGGTATTTTGATTCACTAAAGAATTATTTTAATTCAGAATATTTCGATGTGAGCAGTTCAAACATTAGCCGACTTTGTTATGAAAGCTATGATCAAAACATTTACATAAATCCAAAAGCATTAATTTACAATGAAGTAGAGGAACCAGAATATACCGACATAGGTACAATAACACCGATATTCTCAATAAAAAGTGATAATCGCATTATTTCAAACTTGCTTACCTGGTGGAATAAAAAGTATGGCAATACAAAAGGCAGCCGAAATACTAATCTTTTTAAACTTGCAATGGCCCTAAATTGCTTTGGAATTAGCAAACATGAGGCAATGAATGTGTTAAAAGAATTTCAAGAAAGTGACTTTACCGAAAGTGAAATTGAAACATTGTGTAAATCGGCATACAAAAAAACTGAAGTACACGGCACCAGATATTTCGAGGACAATGCAATAAAGTTTAAAATTGAAAAACAAGTTCGCCAAGGTAAAACTGCAAAGGATATAATTAAGTTAATGCCAGAAGTGGAAGCAATTAAAATCGAGCAGGCAGCTGAAATAATAAGAGAAACTATTGATGTGGAAGATTATTGGTCATTTGATGACAAAGGCAAATTTAAACTAAGCCCACATAAGTATAAATTTTGGTTAGAAAATAACAACTTCAGCAAATTCTTTCCTACCGAAAGCAAAACATTTACTTTTATTCAGATAGACCAAAACCAAGTTGAAGAAACCAATGAAAAGAGAATAAAAGATTACGTGCTAAATAATTTGATGGAGCGCAAAGATATTGGTTACATGCCTTATGATAGCATGGCGAGTTCAACAAAGGCGTTTAACATTGATTTCTTAGGGCTACTTTCTTCTGCAAACATTAAGATTAAAGAGGACACTCAGGATGAGATATTTATTTACTACAAAAATTGCGTTGTAAGAATTACAAAGGACACCGTTACTCCTATTGATTATCTTGATGTTGATGGTTACGTTTGGAAAAATCAAATTATTGATAGGGATTTTAATTTGGCCGACCATCACCAAGCCGAATACCGAAGTTTTATCTGGTACATTGCTGGCGAAAGCCGACAAAAATACAATACTTTTAAATCAGTTATCGGTTATCTTATGCACTCCTTTAAGACATCGGCAAACAACAAAGCCGTAATACTTAATGATAGTGTGATTAGTGAAAATCCCAACGGTGGAAGCGGTAAAGGTTTGTTTTGTAATGCGCTATCACATTTAAAGAAAGTGAGCAGTATTGATGGCAAAACTTTTGATTTCAATAAATCGTTCCCTTATCAAACGGTAAGCACCGACTGCCAACTATTAGTTTTCGATGATGTTAAAAAGAACTTTGATTTTGAGCGTTTATTCTCATTGATTACCGAGGGAATAACCATTGAGTACAAAGGGCAGGATGCGATTAAACTTCCTGTGCAGAAAAGCCCGAAAATCATTATAACTACTAACTATACCGTTGGCGGTGTCGGTGGATCATTCGAGCGCAGGAAGTTTGAAATTGAATTGAGCAGTTACTTTAATTCGCAAAACACACCATTAATGAAGTTTGGAAAGCTACTTTTTGATGAATGGAACGATGAAGAATGGAGCAGATTTGATAATTACATGATACAATGTGCGCAATACTACTTGAACAATGGATTGGTAAAGGCCGATTTTGACAATATTGAAACACGTAAATTTATTAAAAACACTTCCTTTGAGTTTTACGAATGGACAAAAACGCATGAAGCATTCGGCTTTAATCAAAGACTTGCAAAGCGTGAAAAGTACAATGAATTATTAGAGGAATATCCAGATTTAAAGAAGTGGTTAAGCCAAAAGAAATTCAAGCAATGGTTGGAAGAATACTGCAGATTTTATGGCCATGAGTATAAAGAGGGCAACCATCCCGGCATAGGTAGATATTTTGAAGTATTCAATGAAAAACAAATGTGGAAAGATGCTAACGAAGATTATTTTTAAAC